ACAACTTATCAACTTCACATTATCATTCAAACAATGTCAACATTTATTAAAGATGAAGATTTGAAAGAAATTATAAACGCGTTTAACCTTTTTAAAAACTAAATTATGAAAAAGAAACTAAACAATCTAATTTATTATTTCACACCGATAACCGATGAACACAAGGACATTTTAAACACGTCAATTGTCTTCGTTTTGTTTTGGGTGGCTATTTATACATTTTGCTATTTAACTAATCTTTAAAACTATTTAAAATGAATCTCGAAGAATTAGAGTTTATCGACCAAAACAATGTTTGTCTTTATTACGAAATTGACAAGATTGAATTTCATTTGAATTTTACCTGGGAATTCCTTCATTATAACCAAGAAGACGGCGAAGGCAAAATTGATGTTTACGCCGACGATTGCCAACAATGGATCAACGGCGTTTGTCATCCATACTTTCCAACAAACCAAGAAATGCGCGAAGTAAAATCGGCAATTGAAGACATTGTTCTTCAAGATATGAACGGCTATGGATTGGGCGAATGGTTGGAAAGTAACGAACTTGACGATGAATATTTTAATGAATACTAAAAACAAAGAAATGAAAGTAACAAAAAAACAATGGATTGACGCAACGGCCAATCTTAAAAAAAGGCGATCAGATTGGAATAATTTTGATGACAACATCAAATTGGACAAACCGATTCGCAATTATGGCGATCATTTACAAAAATGCGGTTACGGTAATTCAATTCTTGATGTTGGGTGCGGATCGCAAGCGCTTCGAAAATATATTCCAGAAGGATTTCATTATACTGGAATCGACGCGTTCCCGGTTGAAAATACCGATTCAATTTTAATGGCGATTGAAGAATCAACATTCGAACCAAAATCATTTGACACGATTTGCGCAATGGCCGTTTTGGATAATTGTTGGAATTTTGACGAAGCTTGTCAAAAAATGAAAGAAATCGCCAGGATCAACATTATCATTTTGACCGGAATCAACATTGAAGTTGATCAATATCACACTTTTAAATTGCAACTTGAAGATTTCAATCGAAATTTTTGCGACATGGAATTATCACATTGCGAAGAAATTTCACCAAAAGTTTATTTATTAAATTACAAGCATTATGGAAAATGAATTCACACAAACAACCTTTTCATTGAAACGAAAAATGAATTGGTGGCGCGAACAATCATGCGAAGGCGATAAAGGCGGAAGCTTCAATCTTGAATTATACCTTGACTATTTAAGCGAACAAGATTTCAACCAAAATAAAACCTTTGAAGATGAAAAGATATAAAGTGACTTACAACTATTTTGAAAGTGGAAAGAAAAGGATTGCAATTCGCATCCTTGAAGCTTACGACAAGGAACACGCGTTGCAATTGATGTCAATGTGGCCAAAACTAATCTTAAAAGTTGAAACGTTATGAACCAAGAAATGATTCAACGCCTTATTGAAATTTATCCTTTCAAATCAACGAAAGAAATTGCCGAGGAATTCGGAATGACATTGTCGCAAATTTACAACAAAGCTTATTCGATGAAATTGAAAAAAGCTGATGACTATTTGTCGACATCCAGTTCGGGAAGAATCCAACCAGGATCAAATTTTTTTCGAAAATCAAACGGAACATATACAAAAGGACACGTTCCAATGAACAAAGGACAAAAAATGTCCAAAGATGTTTTCGACAAGGTTAAACCGACAATGTTCAAGAAAGGCAGCCGACCGGCTAATTGGAAAGAACCTGGAACAATCGAAATTCGAAAAGATACGAATGATAATTATTACCAATATATCAAAATATCGGATTCGAATTGGAAATTTTTGCATCGGCATATTTGGGAACAAACGAATGGCGAAATAATGAAAGGTCATATTATTGTCTTTCGTGACAAGAATCCGATGAATTGCAAAATTGAAAATCTTGAAATGATTACGCGAGTCGAAAACTTAAAACGAAATTGGCTGCACAATTATCCGGATGAAATAAAAACTTTAATCAAAACTAAAAATAAACTAATAAATAAAATCAAAAATTATGGCACGAAATAAATTAAGCGATTTGCGCGATCACATGTTCGCCGCACTGGAACGATTGGACGACGAAGAATTGACCAATGAACAAATAAAGAACGAAATTGAAAAGGCGAAATCAATCGCAATGGTTGGCAGCGTGATAATTAATTCCGCAAAGATTGAAATTGATTATTTGAAAGCAACCGGAATGATTGACACGACTTCGGACTTGTTTAAATCGGTTGTCGGAGTTAAACAATTAAACTAAAAATCATGATTGAAAGAATTAAACAAATTATTGAAAATGAACAATTGAAAAAACTTTGTAAAGACCCGGAAAAAGTTTATCGCCGGTGGTTTTTTTATTGTTTTTTACGAAGGCAAAAATTTTATTTGCGTGAAATTGCGCAAATTTTTGACAAACATCACGCAACAATTATTCACGGAATCAAACAAGCGGAATTTTTTGAAAAGCAAAAAGACGAACTTTATTTTTTACATACAAAAGATTTATTCCAGGAATTCAATGACAAAACTTTGTTTTTTGAGAAACGAAATTTAATTGAAGACATCCAAAACGCGAAAAGTTTTCAAGATTTATGCAAAATAAAACGCCGAATCAATCAAAACATCTATGAGCGTGACGATGCGTGACGATAGACAAACCATTTGTCACGGCTTGAAAGGCAATGCCAGTCAAGAAAGAAGGTTAAAGCGTGACGGTGACGATAGAAAATATATGAGAGATTGTATTAAAAATACAAAAGACGTTTTTCAGTTCAATTTTTTTGAAATTTATCGTCACATCGTCACGCTATGCCGGAAAGACAATACTACATTGATTTTTAGCCGTGACGATAAGCGTGACGATAAGCAAATCATCGTCGCGTTTTGAACAACATCGTCACGTTTTGAACAAATATGAAATTTATTGATATTTATATAAAAAATATATTACCTTTACAAAATAGATGCAGCAAACAAAATTTTTTAAGGCCATTAACCGAGTAGCGACTGCATCCGCGAAAGGTTTTTGGCTTTTTTAATTAACTAAACATGAACATTCCAAAAGTTTCCGTCTTTAAGAGTTTATTTAATAGCAAAGAAACGCCTTACACGTTGACGATTCTTGATGTTTACGAACGAATCAAGAACGGATATTCCGATCTAAATAAAAAGATTGAAAGACTTCGCGCAATGGATGAAGATTCCGAACAACATCGAGCGTTGAAAAATTCACTATTGGCCATTATGTTCAACGGAACATTCAACGAACGAAACGATAATGGATTGGTTGAACATTCAGGACTTTGCGTTTTGGACTTCGATGATTATCCGGATGCTGCCACAATGGATGAAGAACGGCAAAGATTGATGAATTGTCCGTTTGTTTATTTGGTATTCACTTCGCCAGGTGGCAAAGGATTGAAGGTTGTTATTAAGATACCAAAATCAACCAAGGACGAACACAAAAGAAGATTTCAAGCGTTCGAAACGTTCATCCAAAGTGACTACTTTGACAAGACGTCTTGTAATGTTTCCAGGGTATGTTTTGAATCATTTGATCCGGCAGCTTACATCAACGAATTTTGTCAAGAATTCACCGACATTGACCAAGAAAAAGGATTCGATTTTACGGAAAAAGCGCCGACTTGCATATTGACCGACGAAGACAAGATAATTGAAAGGATCATGAAATTTGATTTCGGTTGTTCATTTATCGAAGGCAGCCGGAACGCTTACATTTTTAAGGTGGCTGCATGTTTTTGCGAATACAACATTTCAAAAGATACCGCCGAATATTATTTGAAAGCCAATTTTATTTCGAAATCGTTTACTTTGTCCGAATTGACATTAACCATTAAAAGCGCGTACAAAAAAGCATCACCAGGAATCAAGTATTTTGAGAATGTCGATTTGGTGCAAAAGGTTAAATTAAAATTGAAACAAGGCGTAAATTTGCGCGACATTAAAAAGCAATTGAACGTTGATGAAGATGTCATCGACGATATTAAAACAGACCTGGCGACATCCGAAGACATCTTTTGGATCATTGAACAAAAAAAGACCGGCGAAACCATTACAATTGAACCGTTGAAATATGCTGAATTTTTGGTCAAGAATGGATTCAATAAGTATTATCCGGAAAACGCTGAAAAACCAACATTCGTTCGAGTCCAAGAAAATAAAGTTAGACTTTCATCGGCCGATCAAATAAAAGACTTTGTTCTTCAATTCTTGATGTCACGCGGTGAAATTAAAGTTTGGAACTATTGTTCAAAGTCAACTTATTTATTCAATGAAAATCATTTAAACATGATTGATTCAATCGGATTGAAAATGCTTCAAGATACAAAAGATATTTCATTGATTCCATTTCGAAATGGCGTTGCAAAGGTGACCAAGAATTCCGTCGTTCTTCAATCTTATATTGATGTCGAAGGTTACATTTGGGAAAATCAAATCTTGGAAAGGGACTTCATTCCAGTTGACGAATATAAGAATGACTTTCAAGATTTAATTTCAAAGGTATCGGCCGAAAATACGGAACGAATAACGGCGCTTGAATCAACGCTTGGTTATTTATTGCACACGTTCAAGGACAAGACAGATCAAAAAGCAATCATTTTTAATGACCAAGAAATTGACGACAATGCGAACGGCGGTTCGGGAAAGTCTTTGATGTTGACCGCCTTGTCTTATATTCGAAAGATAGTAAAAATTGACGGCAAAGCTTTCAATTCAAAAGGTGACTTCGTTTATCAAAGAGTAAATTTAGACACACAAGTCCTGGCATTCGACGACGTTAAAAAGAACTTTGATTTTGAACAATTATTTTCTTTAATATCCGAAGGAATAACCGTCAACCGAAAAAACAAGGATGAAATTTTTATTCCATTTGAAAGGTCGCCGAAAATAATTATTACAACGAATTATGTCATCGCCGGCGCTGGATCAAGTCACGACCGAAGAAGGCATGAATTGGAATTCTTTCAATACTTCAACGCGAAGAAATCACCGCTTGAATTATACGGTCGTTTGTTGTTTGATTCTTGGTCGATTGACGATTGGATGAAGTTCGACAATTACATGATTCGGAATCTTCAAATGTTTTTAAAGAATGGATTGACTTCATCCATTTCAATTAATGCCGATTCAAAACGATTCATCCAGGCGACAAGCAAAGATTTCTTTGACTTCGTGAACGACGGACACATCGAATCCAATATTCGCCATTACAACAACGCTTCAATCCAACAATTCCAACAAGAAACAAACGGTTGGAAAGACCTTGAATCGCGAAGATATTTGAAATGGATTTCGGAATACGCGAAGTTTAAAAAATTAGATTTAAGAAAAGAACGCGATCACGCCGGGCGGTTCTTTGAATTGATTGATGATGAATCGGTCACAAATGAAGGCGATATTTGGGACGAAATTAATAAACAAGCAAAATGATAAAACTACAAATAACACCAGGACAAATCAAACGAGCGGAGAAATTATATCTTTTCAATATTTTGAAAAATTCAATCAAAGAAGGCGAAGGAAATTTGCTTGGCGCGATTGGCGAAATTGTGGCTTATGATTACTACAAGTCACACGAAAAAATTGTCATCCATTCAGGCGATTTCAATTTTGACTTATTAATTGACGGATCAAAAATTGAAGTCAAAACAATGGAAGTCAATGCAACGCCAAAAGATTATCACGAATGCAATATTTCGTTATATAATGCCGAACAAGATTGCGATTATTATTTATTTTTAAATGTAGATTCAAGTCATTCAACCGCTTATATTAAAGGTTATGTTTCCAAACAACGATTCAAAAAGATTCGCCAATTAAGATTGAAAGGTGAAAAGAACGGCAGCTTCGAATATAAATGTGACACTTTTGTTGTCTTAAATTCTCAATTATCATGAACAAAGAATCAAAAACAAGATTGAAAGACATTGAATTCAAATATATGTCTTATCGCTATCCGTCCGCACCTGGTCACATCATTCCTTTGACCGCGTACACCGACAAGACGGCGAACGGATTGACGAAATGTATTTGTGACTTCCTTAATTTCGACGGATTTCAAGCGGAACGAATCAACACAATGGGTGTCTTTCGAAGGTCACGACGAACCGACGGAACAATGACCGAAGGACAATGGACGAAAGGAACTGGAACACCTGGAAGCGCCGATATTTCGGCAACCATTTACGGACGTTCGGTCAAGATTGAAGTCAAGATCGGAAAGGATCGCCAGTCCGAAGCTCAAAAGAATTATCAAGCAATGATTGAACGATCCGGCGGAACGTATTTCATCGCAAAAGATTTCGATTCATTCCTGGAATGGTTTGACAAATTTTGTCTTGACAAGAAATGACAAATTTATAATTCGCCAAAACTACAAAACAAATGAAAGCAACAATTGATTTGCCGTTGAATGCTTATTGCGGTTGTTATTTATTATTTGATAATGATGTTTTAGTTTATGTTGGAATTTCTTATGATATTTTATTTAGAATGAATTCACATCGAAAAGATAAAATTTTTAACTCTATAAAATGTATTATTGAAAATGACTATTTAGAAGCTATTAAAATTGAAAATTATTATATTAATAAATTTAAGCCAAAATATAATTTAGCTGATTCAAAATTAGAATATAGAATAAAAACAATGAAAGAAAAATTTGATATTAATAAAATTACATATCCAAGCGGTTGGAATAAACACTAATAAAATGAAAGCAATAATCGAATATAATTTACCGGACGATCAATTCGAATTTGACAACGCCGTCAAATCAAATAAAATGTGGCACGCCTTGACCGAAATTAAAGATGAACTTCGAAGGATTTGGAAATACGAAGATCTCAAAGAAAATGAATTCGAAATGGTTGAAAGGATTCGAGAAAAGTTTTTTGAAATTTTACAAGAAAATGAAATAAATTTGAATTAATTTGTATTAATGAAATAATTGATTAACTTTACTGAAAATTAAACTAAACAAATAATTATGGATGCAAAACAAACGGCGGTGAAAACACCGGCCAAACCAATCAAACCGATTGGCATTTACGCGCGATTACATTGCGCAAAACAATCAATTGGAAAGGTCGCAAAGAACGCGACGAATCCACATTTTAAAAAGAATTATTCCGATATCAATGCTTTGCTTGAAACGGTTGAACCAGTTCTTTGGGAAAATGGCCTTGTATTATTACAACCAATCAAGGACGATGTTGTCATGACACAAATCGTGGACATCGAAACTGGTGAAATGGTTGAATCGTGGATGCGACTTCCAATGATAACCGATCCGCAAAAGATACTTTCGGCGATTACTTATTTTCGTCGTGGAACGCTTCAATCAATGTTGGCCTTACAATCTATTGACGACGACGGACAAACCGCAGCAGCAGCACCGAAAAACAAACCGGCAATCACAAATGAACGATTTGAAAAAGCTTTGGTAGCAATATCAAAAAAAGAATTCACCGTTGAACAATTGAAGTCAACTTATTCTTTGACGGACTTACAACTTAATGCGATAATGCTATGAACTGGCATCCGTCATCATTGGGGAAGTTAATGACAACACCCAAAAATAAAAGCGAAAATTTAAGTCAAGGCGCGAAAACTTACATTCGCCAGGTGGCGAAACAAGATTTTTTCGGCTACCGGGTTGAACTTGACAATAAGTATATTAACAAGGGAAAAGACCAGGAACAAGATTCAATCGATTTGCTTAATTCGGTTCGTTTCACTAACTACAAAAAGAACGATGTTCGGATTGAAAACGAATACATGACTGGCGAATGTGACATCCTTGCCGATGACCGAGTAATCGATATTAAAACGTCTTGGAATCTTGAAACGTGGCCGGCAACACCAGGCGAAGCGCACGACAACGATTATGAATGGCAAGGTCGCGCTTATTTAATGCTATATGAACGCGAGATCTTCGAACTTGTTTTTTGTATGGTGACAACGAAAGATGAATTCTTGAACCAGTGGGAACAAATCGACCTTCATCGAGTTGATCACATTGCACCGGAAAAAAGAATCACTTCGGTAATTTATGAACGTGACCTGGAAAAAGAAGAATTGATTCGGGAAAAACTAATCTTTGCAAACGAATACTATTCGCAATATATAAACCAATTAAATTCTAAATAAATGCTTACAATTATCTATGTGATTTTAATGATTCCGGCAATGGTTGTCGGTTGGCTTGCGCTCGGCTTTGGGCTATATGACTATTTTACAAATAAAAGAAAATGAATTACACTATCGAAGGAAAGATTGTCACAATTGGTGACAAAGTACAAATCACCGATAAATTCGCAAAGCGCGAAATCGTTATCGAAACCGGTGACAAATATCCTGAACAAATCATGCTTGAATTTACCCAGGACAAATGTGACTTGCTTGATTCGGCAAACATCGGCGACACCGCTTTAATTGCATTCAATATCCGCGGACGAGAATGGAACGGAAAATATTTCACGCGCCTTGAAGGTTGGAATATCAAGATTGATCAATCAACTAAAAACGAACCGCTTCATGAAATCAATGACGATTTACCTTTCTAATAATGAAAACTTGGTTGACTTCATGTTGAAGATGACAAAGGACAAAATTTCAAAGCGATATAAAATGAAACATTTGGCCGAAGACATTGGCGTTTCGTATGCAATGCTTCATCGGTTCTTGAATAAAAAACCGGTCGGACAAATCTTTTTTGTTAAATGGTTCGAATTTTTTATAATTTAGCTGAATGTTTTGGGAAAAGGACGCGTATGCAATTGCAAAGAAGTTGACTAATAATCACGAATTGCATCGCGACCTTGTTTCCCACGTTTTTATCTTGCTGCACAAATATGAACTTGAAGCGAATGTATTGCCGAAAATGTTCGCGCGGTTCGCTTGGAATCAATGGAACTGGAAAGAATCCGCCTTCAATAAAGAAATGCGATTTCCTTCAAATGAACTTGGCGAAATCATTCAAGACGAATCCGAAGATGTTCCGAACAAATATCAAAACTTAATTAATAAATTTTTAATGACAAGGCCGAAGGACGATCAAGATTTGTTCATCAAAGAAGTTACGAAGATGCACCTTTACGGAATGACTTATCGAGAGATTCGAGATAATACCGGAATTTGTCTTGACACTATTCACAAAACAATTAAAAAATTCAAATATGATTTACACAATTATTGCGGTTGCGATTGCGAGAGCATTGACATCGTTCCAGTTACCGAACATTAAACCGTTCAATTGTTTATCTTGCCTTTCTTTTTGGACGGCGGTGACAATTTATTCTTTCGTTGATTATCGAATGATTCCAATGGCGTTCGTTTCTTATTTATTATCCGATTTAATTTTGATTTATGAAAGTAAGTGAAGGACTATTATACCAGGCGAATCAATTTTCAAAGACGCGTTCATTTAGCTTGAACATGGAATTGAAGAATGAATTGGCCAAAATTTTTCATGATCTTGGTCATGGCGTATTGAATAAGAATTGCGCAACTTGCGTTCGCATTGCAATGGATCGGTTGAATCATGAATTGTTGCGCGGTGATTTGCCGGCGCTTATTCAAAAACCAAAGGATGTCAAATCACCTTTGCATTTCGTCGGAATCAAAATGGAAGCTTTCAATCCGGAAAAAATGAAATACCAAGAATTAAGAAAATTCGTAAAAAACAAAGGAATCAAAACGGAAAAGAATCCGACCTTTGATGAATTGATAAAAGCTTTAAATGAATGAATTGGAATTGGAATCTTATCATTATTTATTTTTCCCTTTTTACTTTTTGCTTATTTTGTTGGTGGATGTTTTTTAAATTAATTTATTTTTTATGCGCGTTCTAAATTTATCAACAATGGACTTCGCCAACATGGCGCACGAAAATGCGAATTCACTTCGCGCGGTTGGCGTTGATTGTGTTGATTGGAGTTTTCATCGTCATGTCTTTAATTACGAATCGCAATCGGAACAAAAGAAAATGTCCGATGTATTAAAGGAATATAATAATTTCGATGTGATTCAAATCTTTCATTCGGACGCAAATATCTTTCAAGCGGTCGCCAGTCATCCGAACAAGATAATCTATCACACCGGCACAAGATACCGGAACAACAAACAACGATACGATTCTATATTCAAGGGACAAAGAATTTTCACCGATCAATGTGAATTCTTATTGCACAACAAAGATTTCACGTACATTGCGCCGCACTTCACTTATGTTCAACCGCCGAAGATTAAACACAAAAGAAAATTGATTGTCGGTCACTTTCCTTCGAATCCAATCGTCAAAGGAACGGACAAGATTTATAAAATGATTCAACCTTTCAAAGAAAAATTTGACTTCGTGATTTCGGAATCAAGAATTTCGCATCAAGAAAATTTGAATCGAATTGCGAATTGTGACATTTACATCGAACTATTTTCGCCGCTCATGAATGGCAATCCTTACGGTTGTTTCGGAGTGACGGCATTCGAAGCGACGGCGCTTGGTTGCCTGGTTGTCACAAACAATGTTAATCAACAAGCTTACGAAGATGCTTACGGACAACACAATTTTGTTATCGCAAACGATGAAATAAAATTTCACAATATTTTTAATGTTCTTGAAATCGATAACTTTGAAATGATTCGCGAAAATTTTCACAATGGATTTATTGATAAACACAACATCAATGCTGCCGGAACAAGATTAAAAAATTTACTCTTATGAATTATCCTTTGGTTTCAATTATTATTCCGTATCGAAATAATCGCGGTTATTTAAGCCAGGCGATTGAATCAATCCATGCGCAAAATTATCCAGGTGCAATCGAAATCATTCAGTCGAATCATGATGCCGGCGTTTCATTCAATATCAATCGCGGAATCGAAATGGCGTCCGGTGAATTCGTCAAGTATCTTTGCGAAGACGATTGGTTGCCGGTCAATTCAATCAAAGATTCCGTCGAAGGAATTCAAGGTCATGACTTCATTCATGGAAAAGCTTACGGATATTTCAATCAAAGGAAAGTCGTTCCTTACGAACCGCCAATCAAATATCCAACGCTTCAACAAAATGCGACGAAGAACGTTATTCATGGCGGTTCACTAATGTATCGGAAATCAGTATTCGAAAGACTTGGATTGTTCGATGAATCATTGGATTGCGCCGAAGAACTGGAAATGAATCTTCGATGTCTTCAAGCTGGAATGTCAATCGGTTACGTTGATAAATTTTTGTACTACTATCGAAGACACGAAGAACAAAAATCACTTGGAAAGGGAGTTGATCAAAGCGTTCGACTTATTAAGATTAATAATATATATAATCGTTTTCGAACAAGATAACATAATATAAAAAGCTATGGCATATAGTAAAGAATATATTAAGAATCTTGAACTTTGGGCAATCGAATACATTGAAGAATGTTCATCGCATAAAAAAGAAACGCTTTCAAATAAAGGTGAAATCATTATGGTTATGGATAGACATATACCAACTATTGATTATTTTTTGAGGATATGGATTCCGATAATTCGAAAGGAAAAAGGAATTGTTCCTTCGACTTGGTATGAATGGTTGAATTGTGAGGACAAACTAAAATCGGAAACTATAAAAAAGATTGACGACCTTTTCAAAGGACTTGCATCCGACATCGTCGCCAATGAAGGCAAGGGAATATTCTATGCAAAGAACCGCCTTGGCATGCACGACCGCCAACAAATCGAAACGCGAACGGTTGACAAGTTCGACTTTGAATGACTTTAATAAAAGGTTATAAACCGCACGACAACCAACGCGCAATCCATTCCGCCATTAATTCGGGAACGGAAAAGTATTTCGCTTTGAACATCGGACGCCAGTTCGGTAAAACTTTGCTTGGCATCAACCAATTATTGTATTGGTCAATCAACGATCCTGGTTGCAAAATTGCTTGGATCACGCCAGTATATAAACAAGGGAAAAAAGTATTCGCCGAACTTGAAAAGGCGGTGGCGAAGTCTGGCTTGTTTGAATTCAATAAGTCCGATTTGAGAATAACCGGCTTCGGCTCGTCGATTGAATTCTTTTCGGGTGAACGGCCGGACAACATTCGCGGAAATACTTTCGATTACATGGTCATCGATGAAATGGCGTTCACACGTCCGGAACTTTGGGACGAAGTCTTATCGGCAACCGTTATGGTCAAGGGAAAAAAGATTATCTTCATTTCAACACCGAAGGGAAAGAATCATTTTCACCGATTGTGCATGCAACCGAACTACGATGAAAGGTATCGTTACATCCATTACACTTCGTACGACAATCCAATGATTGATTCAAGGGAATTGGACGAACGCAAACGTTCATTGCCTGATCACATATTTCGTCAAGAATACATGGCCGAATTTCTTGACAACGCATCCGGCTTGTTTCGGAATGTCAAGGATTGCATCGGAACGGCGAACAAGACCAATCGCAATTATGCCGGCCTTGACATCGGACGCGCTGATGACTATACCGTTTTAACGATACTGAATGACAAAGGACAAATGATTCACGTTCAAAGGTGGCGTCACGACGAATGGTCAAAGATAATCGATAAGGTTGCCGAAGTGATTCGCCAATATCAAGCGGTGACATTGGTCGAAGTCAACAATCAAGGTGACGTTTTCTTTGAAATGCTTCGGTCGTCTTGTCGCAACCTGGTCAATCCATTTACAACGACAAGCAAATCGAAGCCGGTTATTATCGAAGACCTGGCAATGTCATTCGAACAAAAGTCAATATCGATAATTAATGAAACATGGCTTGTCGATGAATTGGAAAGTTTTACTTACATTTACAACGTGAACACCAGGAACGTCCAATATTCAGCACCGAGCGGAATGCACGACGACGGAGTTATTTCATTGGCATTGGCCGTTCATTGCTTGAAGAACTTTAAACGAAAAGGAATATACCATGCAATCCGGACTTAACTATAAAAGAATGGTTGTGCAACAATTCATCAAGGACAGGACCGGAAAGAATGTATTAATAATTTTTAATAAACCGAACGAAATGCAACGACATCTTTTTATGTTGGAACATGCTTATCAAATCGCAAAGGAACACTATGATAAAATTAAATTTACCAAGAACAATAAGTGATTGCCGGCCGGATCAGTTGACGAAGTGGATCATGCTTGCCGATGCAATGAAGGAACGCAATGACGATGAATGGCTTGGAATGATTGAATTCCAATGTCAATTGCTTTCAATCTTTTCAGGGTTATCAACCAACAAAATCAAACAAGGAAACATCGACGATGTGCAACAAGCTTCACGCGCTTTGCTTGATATGTTATCGGAATACAAACAAACTGAACCGAACGGCGTCGTCGAAATTGAAGGAAAGAAATATTATTTTTATAAAGACTTTCGATTCATCACGACCGGTCAAATCATTGACTTGAAATTGATTGAAGACATTGCATCCGATCCATGCAAAGCGGTCGCGATTTGCTACATTGAACAAGATATGGATTATTGCCAGGAAGATTCGAAAGGACGCATCATCAATCCAAATGAAAATCGTTACAAGATATTCAAGGAACATTTCCCCGGCGACGAGTTCTTGAATTTCTTCGGTTTTTTTTTGCGCGAATACGAGATGCGGAGTCACGCTATATTGGCGATACAGACATTGAAGATGATGAAAACGAAACTGGAAATGGATCAAGACTTAAAGATTCGGAATGGTTCACTTGGACTTCTATCTTACATCGATTATCAAAAGAGATGGGACAAGACGTGGAAAAAATTGCAGCGCAACCTTACGTGAAAACTTTATTTTGGATGAATTACTTTAAGCTTGTTGACGAACAAAATCGCATATTACAATAATGGCCGGTGAATTTGATTTCTTGGAAGGATTTGGAATTTCTACAAATGAAGTTCAAGAACCGAAAAACGTTTATCAAAAATTTTTGCTTGATGTCGGAAACAAGGTAACGAAAGACTTATCCAATTTCATAAAGCAAAAGGCAAACAACACCGGCGGACTTGCTGCATCGGTTGTTTACTTTCCAACTGGTGCGCTTTCGTTCGAGATTCAAGCGGACGATTATTTCAAGTTCCAGGATCAAGGCGTCAATGCGGTTGGTTCAAGTAATCATGGAAGCGCATTTAGTTTTCGTTATCCTGGTGTTTCACCAAAAATGGCGAACGCAATTCAACAAGCTTACGGCGTAACGTCGTCGCATGCTTACGCGATTTCTTATCGAATCAAGGAACATGGAATCGCGCCGAAAAGAATTGTTGAAAACGTTTTGAACGAAAAGGTTCTTGACAAGATTGCAAGTGACTTGGCCGAAGTGACCGGCTTAATTTTTAGTATTAAATTTGAAAAATCAACACAAAAATAATGGCAGTAACTATACAACAAGAACCGCAAATATTTTCAACGGCCGGCAATCCAATCGTTTGGACATTCGAATCGGATCAAACCGCGCAACCGAACTTTTCATTCATCGTTGAACTTTACATTCAAGGCACTTTATATTCGACACATCAGGTGTTTCCGCAATTCGGAATCTTATCCAGGTTCAACGCTTCCGAAGCAATCAAGTCAATCTTGTCGTCGCCATTGGTAATCAACGGAACATTGACAACGAATTACAATAGCGCAATTACGAATGGTTATATTATCGTTTACGAAAAGTACGGAACACCGCCGACGATTGGCGCATTCGCACAATCAACATTGTTAATGAATGCCTTCAACGGCGCTTTGCGACATCCGGAATTCATCAATTGGAATTATCAAGATTACAATGTCGATTCAAACAATCCGGCAACGCCTGGCGTTTTGTTCTTGACATCTTGGCCAAGAGCGCGAAAGTATTTTTGTGGATTGACCGAGAATATATTCCTTGGCTTTATTTCCGACGATACGGCGTTGAATGTTCGCTTTCGATTAAAGGATTCCGCCGGCGTGACAATTGCAACCGATTTGGTTTCGGTCACCTTTAATGATTTGACGGTTGTTGATGCCAGTCCGGCAACGATTATCGCGAATACAACAATCACGGCGCTTGACTTTGCCGCCGCAGCTTATTACGAAGTGATTGCGCGTGGTGTTGGAATTGGGATCAACAACGGATCATCGGAAACGTTCAAGATATACATAGACAATGAATGTCACCGCTATCCGACAAGGCGCTTGCATTGGTTGAACAAGTTCGGAGTTTGGGACTCATTCACGTTCACGCTTGTTTCAACCGAATCAACGAAGGTTTCCGGTTCAACATACGAACGCGAGTCCGGCGTTTGGAGTGGAACGAATTACATCTATCCATTATATCAAGGCGAAATCACAACTTATTCAAAACGCGCCGAAGACACAATGATTTTAAATTCCGATTGGATTTATGAAGATGTTCAACAATGGTTGGTTCGTGAACTATACGAATCGCCGAATGTTTATCTTGAAGCTTCGACCGGATCGTTCGAACCGGTGAACATAACCAATCAAGGATATGACTTGAAACAATCACGAAAGGACGGATTGATTCGGGAAACGATTGAAATTAAAAAGACTTATTCTTACAATTCACAACTTAATTAAATGGCTGGCGAATTATATATAAATTCAACTTTGGTTGACATCAACCAATCGATTCCATTTCCATTGACGTTCAACATTTCGGACATCAAAGATTTGTCATCGCGCAAAGGAAACAAATCGAAAACAATTACTTTGCCAGGAACAAGAATCAATCATGAATTGATGACCAATGTATTTTTGTTGACGGCATCGGAAAAGATTTCAACGACGACATCCGGAATTGTTAACTTCGATCCTTCAATTAAAGCGCCTTGTCAATATTACGAAAATGGATTGCTTCAATTCAACGGCATCGCGCAACTAATGGAATGCAAGTTGAACAACGGAACTTGGTCATTTGAAATAACAATGGTCAGCGATACGATTGACTACATTGCCGCATTGAAAAAAGTTAAGCTTAACGAACTTGACTTTTCGGCTTACGACCACAACTTGACATTGGTTGATCAACAAGAAACTTGGAACGGCTTCAATCAAATCAACGGCGTTTCAACAAGCATCAAGACCGGATCGGATTGGGACGGAAACGGATATTATTATGGATTGATTGATTATGGTTATAATCGACCAACACCGGACACCTTTGCCGTTGATAACATTCCGCTTCAAGTTTTCGTTTATGGAATACTAAAAAAGATTTTTGAATTTGCCGGAATCACCTGGTCATCCAATTTTTTGGAAAGTCAAAGATTCAAAAGATTATTGCTTGCGTATTATGGCGGCGCTTTGCCAACAATAACGGCCGGCGATTCATTGAACGATTCGGCAACGACAACGGAAAACAACAACGCCGGCGGATTCATCATGAATGGAACGGCAACGGCAGCGAACGCGCCGGTTGTTAATTTTCCCAATGCGACAATGGTTGACATTTACGACGGAACAATTGTTGCCGATCCGTCGTCACAAATTTTGTCAACAACGCCATTGAAATTTCGAGCGTCGTCAAGCGGAATGTTCCAGGTGCAATATTCAGGAACACACGATGTTGATTTTATCTTTCCGTCAACTGGACAAATGTTTGTCGAATACAATGTTTCATTGATTATCAAGAAAAATAATATTGTAATATCAACTGATCCAATCTATACCGGAACATTGAACGGCGTAATTATGCCGTTAGCGCCAACAACTTTTTCTTTCAATTTCAATCGTTCCGTCAATATGTTGATCAACGATGAATTGTCGTTTGAATTAATGTTGTCAAGAACAAATTTATCGTTAATTATTGCGAATTATGCAAATCATTCGGTGACACAAACGGTGACATCAACCGGCGCATCGCTTGACATCATCAAAAGTCAACAAGCATTGACACCAGGTTCGGCCGTATCGGTTGCGTCATTCCTTCCGGACATGACTTGTGATGTTTTCTTGAAGGGAATAATTACGGCCTTCAATTTATATTTAAAACCGGATGCAAACAACGCGACCATTCTTGAAATCGAACCGCTTTCGGATTTTTATAATTCTTCAATATTGGCGATTGATTGGAGTTACTTGCTTGACAAGTCCAAAGAAATCAAGGTGACACCGACAATCAACTTTGCGTCGAAAGATTACAATTTCAATTTTGAAAGTGAGGACGATTATTGGAATTCTAAATATAAGAATGAATTTTTGGAACAATACGGATCATTTGTTTTTTCAAGTCAATCGCAATATGCAACCGACACAACGGACATGAAGCTTCCATTCGGTCAACATCCATTGGCGTTGATTGATTCCACAAATTTAATTGTTCCGCGATTTTATCAAATAAATTTTGATGAATTTGGAAATGGTCAAATCGTTTTGAAAAAAGGAAAGTCTTTCATCGTTCAACTTGGTGAAATGAGAACCGGCAATTGGATTCATCGGAACGAATCCGGAATTGATTTCCCACAAATTATTTATCCATACGTCGGACACCTGGACGACATCGACAATCCAACGTTTGATTTTAATTTCGGTGTTCCGGAAGTGGTATATTATGCGGCGACAAATTACACGAATGAAAATCTTTACCAGTATCACGAAACATTCATCAAAGAAATTGTTTCAAGATTTGGAAAGTTGTTGACTTGTTATGTCATGCTTGACGCCGATCAAATTAATCGTCTTGATTTCCGCAACCTTATCAACATTGACGGCGTCGTTTATCGATTACAAAAAATTAACGATTACGATTCCGGGAAAGGTCAATCAACATTGGTCGAACTGATTCGCATAATAGAAGGAGAAGGACAAGCGGCTATCGTTCCGGCAAGTTACCGAATAACTGAAAATAATTTAATAAGACGAGAAGAATCTAACACAAACCAAAGAATAATCGAATAATTATGGCAGATAAAAAAATTTCCCAATTACCGCAAAAAAGTACGCCGATGGGCGCAAGTGATTTATTAGAAGTTTCGGAAGCAACATTAATACCTGGCCTTTTTATTTCTAAAAAAATGCGACGCGATAAATTAGTCGAAACCGTTATTGGAAACATTCCTTTGGGTTCGTTTTATGATAACACGGCACAAACGACAACCGCGAACACACCGACCGCAATGCTTATAAGTCAAGCGGTATATTTGAACAATGTTGCACTTTCCGGAACAACCGGAATGCAAGTCAATGACGCCGGATATTACAACGTTCAATTTTCCGCACAAATTTACCGAACATCCGGCGGAACAAGTCAACACGTTGATATTTGGTTACGAGTAAATGGAACGGACGTAGCTAATAGCAATACAAGAATAAATGTAAACAATAATTCCGTTTATGATGTTGCCGCGTGGAATTGGTTTGTTTTATTGGCCGCATCCGATACGGTTGAAATAATGTGGGCGACAACCGCCGCAACAATTGAACTACGTTCCGAAGTGGCGAATTTAACGATTCCGCATCCGGAAACGCCGTCAGTAATAGCAACAATAAACCGAATCGGATAAACATGGCAACAAAAGAAGCAGTTTTTTCACTACGCGTTGACACCGGCAATTCGGTTCAAGACATTCAAAACGCGGATCAAGCGGTCAAAACTTTAAACAAGGATATTAAAGAAACGCAAACAACGGCCGCGGCCGGAACTGGCGTCAATAAAATGGCGACGGATCTTCAAGCATTGAACGCAAAGATTGAAGCCGGTGGCTTGTCGATGCGCGAAATGACCAAGGTCATGAAAGATTATCAAACAATTGCGATTCAAGCCGGCGCAACTTCGCCAATTGGAAAGGAAGCAATGGCGAACGCTGCAAGATTGAAGGATCAAATCGGTGACATTCGCGCAAGAACAACATTGCTTGCATCCGACACGGTTAAACTTGACACCGCAATGTCCGGATTGCAAACCGGCGTCGCCGTATTCCAAGGGATTCAAGGCGCGGCAGCATTAGCCGGAATAGAAAATGAAGACTTGCAAAAAACAATGGTCAAGCTTCAAGCAACACAAGGAATTATGAATGCCGTCAACACCGTGGCGAAGACTTTGAACAAGGATGCGATTCTTGGAATTCAAGTTCGAATCGGGTTGGAAAAAATAAGAAATTTTATTTTAAACGGAACAACGGCAGCAACCAAAGCGCAAGCCGCCGGAGAGGTTGCACTGGGAACGGCAACAGTTGGCGCAACGGCAGCAACGCAAGGCGCAACAATGGGAATGAAATTGCTTCGAATAGCAATGATTTCAACCGGAGTCGGCGCGTTGATTGTTGGGTTGGGGTTGTTAATTGCCAATTTTGACAAAGTTTCAGGCGCAATTACAAGCGCTTACGACCGCTTCAATAAACTTGGCCCGGTTGTCAAGACGGTGATCATGATAATGTTTCCGCTAGTTGGTTTGTTTGTTGGCATTGGGAAAGCGCTTGAAGCTTTTGGAGTTGTGGACGATAAAACGACCAGGACAATGAAAGCGAATGCCGATGCGCGAACCAAAGCAATTGTAAAAGAACAAGACAAAATCATTGCCGCATCAACAAAAAAGCAAAAGGCGAACGATGATTTTTATGACCACGAAATAAATTTGTTGAAGGCATCCGGAAAAGCAACGTACGACATGAATTTGTTGAAAGCACAATCACATTTGTCCGAAGGTCGTGTCGCCTTGGCAGCTTCGCAAGCAAAAATCAAAGGTTATGAAAACGAAATCAATATGTTAATTGCAACGGGCGACGCAAATAGCGACAAAGTAAAAGCATTGAAAAAATCGTTGATTGATTCGAAAAATATCGCGATTGCGCAATCAAACGACAATGTCGCGACGGCGAAAGCATTGGAAGTCATGCAAGCCGAACATAAAAAGGAACTTTCGGACAAGGAAACGGCACACAATAAAGATATGGCCGAAAAGTCAAAAGCGGCAGCAGAAAAAGAAAAAGCAAGAAAAGACGCGTTGAACAAATCTAATCTTGAAAAATTAAAAACGCAACTTCAAAGAGAATTAACCGCGCTTGAAGAATCCGAAGATTTGAAGATTTCGCAAATGACGGAAGGTCAAACAAAACAAATCGCAACGCTCGAAGATACTTACGGAGATTGGCGAAATGAATTGATAAGAAAAGCAAGCGAAAACGAATTGAAGGCGCTTGATGAAAAGTTCGCGAAAGGAAAGATGACCGAACAAGAATATCGCAAAGAACTTGAAACCATTATGACAAACGGCGTCAAAAATTTGACAGATGAGGAATTGAAATTGATGACCGAAAAAGAAGCGCAACTTGCCGAAGGAATTCGACGCGCAAAATTGACGGCGGAACAAAGAGAACTTGAAGATGTGACGAATTCATTCAAAGACCGAATCGCGGTTGCCGAAGCGCAAGGCGAAGAAGGGAAAGAAAAGGCCTTGCAATTGGTGGTTGATGAAGAAGTTGAAAAAGCAAAGATAAGAAAAAAATATGCGGACTTGGCGCTTGAAGAAGCGGCGAGAGTTGAAGCGGTTCGACGCGAACGAACGAGGTTTTTGAATTCAATTATTGCAACCGATCAAGCAATAGCGCTTCAAGAATTAAACAACCAACAAGCCGACGCGCAAAAAGAATTATTGAAGCGCTTAAATTCCGACAATGTTGATGAAAAAATCACGCAAGAAGAATTTGACGCGGCAATGATTGCGCTTGAAAAGAAGAAAGCGGAAGCAATCAAGAAAATAAATGTTGACGCAACGGCAGCGACAAAAGCAGCCGAAATAAAAGCGCGCGAAGAAGAATTGGCCGGAATTACCAAAGGACTTGAAACGGCACAAAAAGCGCTAAACGATGTCAAAATCGTCAATGACTTGTTGAACGAAATTGGCGCGGCGAGAATCAATAAAATCAACAAAGAACGTGACGAAGATTTGGCGAGTCTTGACGCAAATCAAGCAGCGGAATTAAGCGCCGTCGGATTGACCGCTGATCAAAAGACGGCCATTGAAGAAAAGTTCGCAAAACAAAAATTCGCGGTTCAACTGGATGCGTTCAACAAAGAAGACAAAATCAATCGCGCTAAATTTAACCGCGACAAAGCGATCAAGCTTGCGCAAGTTGGAATGGACACCGCAACGGCAATCGTGAAAGGAATCGCACAATTCGGGCCGCCACCTTCACCGGGTGGTATTGCTGCAATCGCATCGGCCGGAATTATCGGAGTGACGCAAGCGCTTGCAATCGCGAATCAAAAATACCAGGGCGGAACTGCGCCGACAATGCCGAGCGTTTCCGGTGGTGGTGGTGGTGAATCAATGGCCGGATCAAGTGGTTCTTCATTTACGGCAACGACGCCAACAACATCGACGTCAACAAATGGACTTTTGCAAGATGCACAAACGGCATCGACACCGGTTCAAGTTTTCGTTTTGGAAAATGACATTTCATCTACTCAAAACAAGGTGGCCGTTCAAGAACAAAAGTCAAGTTTTTGATCCATTGACCGCCGGCGGAATTTATGAATTCATCCGATGAAGAAAAGCATCCGTAATCGCGAAGGAACAATTCGGCCTTCGCAATATCACCGGTTGAAAGCTTCAAGTTTGTTCCAGGTCGAATCTTTTTCGGTTGGTTGACATTCAAATAAATTGACTTGATAAAATGGTTGTCACTTTGCCAATTGACTTTGTCGAAAGTTTTGATTAATTTTTTCGAATCCATTAAGACCGGCGAATGTGTTTCGAAGTTATAAATTGAATGACCGAAATGTTTCAAGAATTCAATCGAATTTTTGCAAGCGATTTGATAGTGACCAGGATGTTTTGGATTGATAATTAATTCACCGTTATAAATTGCAATATCGGCGCGAAGTTTTGGAGTGACAAAGAAGTCATCGTTCATGTAAATGAATTGACCGCCATGTTCACGCGCAAAGGTCAACATTTTATTTGTGACATCGACACCGCGAATGTTGGAAAAAACTTTGCAAGGAATGTTTTGAGCGCCGGCGATTT